GCCGACCTGAGAAATTCCCTAGGTAAAACTATTACGTATAGGTATTAGCGTAAATATTTCCCTAAAAAGTTTTAGGGTGATTTATTCTCAAATTAGCGTATAATATATGTATAAGTTAAAGAAGGGAGAAAAAGATGAAAAAAATTAAATTAGATGACCTATATAAATTAGATAATTTTAAAGTGAGGGTAAATAATGTAAAAGAAAGCACAGACATCCAGAAAGCTATCTTTAGTAAAAACTTTACTTGGAGGGGGTTCTTAGAAAGCCAAAGTATAAAGGAGGACAAACATATAGGGTATTTGTATTTCGACAATGATATAGATAACAGAGTCAAACAGCTTAGCTGGAGTAAGGTAGAAAACTCAGAAGCTTATTTTAACAACCATAAAAATCAAGAGGTAGAAGTACTATGGAATTCCTAGAAGAGTCAATATATTTAGGGGAAATAGAATATTTAGTTAGCTTCGACTATATAAGTGAGGAGCCACAAACCTTTTTAGACCCTGGGTATCCAGCATCAGTAGAAATTTTCGAGGTACAGCCAGCTGGCGAATACTCGGTAGATGATTTATCAGATGAAGATTGGACTGCTTTAGAAGCAGCAGCTTTAGAGCGTGCAAAGTTAAAGCAGTAGTAATTTTTCGCTTGTTTATTTCTATAGATAGCGTATAATAGTATTATAGTTTGATGAAACTATAAATTTAAAATTTTTTAATAAAGAGGTAGATATAATGGCTTGGACAGAAGAACAAAAGACATCGGTAGTAGAGGCGTACTTAGCAGAAGAACCTACACCAGATACCACAGAGGAAATTGTACAAATGATTTCCGATGACACTCAGGATGATGATGAGCCTCGTAGTGTAAATGCTATTCGACGCATATTAACAAATGCTGAAGTGTATGTTAAAAAAGAACCTGCTAAGGCGGCATCTAAAAAATCTGGCGGAGAGAAGAAACCTCGCGTTACTCCTAAAGCTAAAGCATTGGCAAACTTTGTGGCTATCTGTGAGTTAAATGGTGCTGAGTTCTCTTTAGATGAAGAAGATACCAAAAAAATCACAGCTAAAGTATTGGAGGCTATAATTGACTTGGTTGGTCAGGTAGGCACTCCACTGCCTGACGTAGAAGAGGATTAGAGTAGATGGTACTACTAGCTATTCTAATTATGATAGTTACTATATGTATGGCTTTCGGATGGGGAGACAGACCATTAGGTGTCGTTCTAGTAATTATACTAATGATACTAATAATCTTAATGCCTCTTAAAGTTAAAGAACTTAAAGAAAGTGAGACTACTCTTTCGGAAGAAAGAGTATGGAAACAAGTTCCAGAGTATGTGTATACGTATAAAGAGGCCTTAGAAGTATCTAAGACTAAAGTTGTAGAGTAGCTTAATAGGGCGCTTTCGCGCCCTACTTTAAGAGGAAGATTATGTTAAAAATTTATATAGGGGCTATAGTAATATGGTTGTTAGTATTTTGGTTACTGAAATGGTATGAGGTTAAAAAATTTAAAGGGGCTGAGGAGCAAAGACTTGACGAAGAAAAATTAAGAGTATCTGCATTAGAGTTGGAGGAATCTGCGGCTAAAGAGAGATATAAGCAGAGGGTTATTAAAAATAATATTAAACAAATAGACGAGAGTATAAATGAGTAATTCAAAAAATTCAAAAATTTTAATACTGGGAACATTAGCCGCAGTTATGATTATAGCACTAGATATGACTGTAGGCATTAATGATGCTGGACAACGAACAGTAGTACAATATCCTAGCGGGACTTTGTTCGTAAAGTTTAGTCCTGGAGTATATTTTAAATGGTTTGGTAATGCTGAAGAATATAACGATGTTTTAACGTTTGATTTTTCTACATCTGAAGATAACACCGCCAGTATCAATACTAACGGAATTCCTGTTCGCTATCAAGACGGAGGTACAGGTACAATTCATGGTAAGGCTAGATTCTCCCTACCTACGGATAGAGAGACAATGATAGCCCTGCACAAAGCCTTTCGCAGTAACGAGGGAGTTGCTAATAAGTTAATTACACCTATAGCTGAAGAGGGTATGAACTTAACTGCTGGATTGATGAGTAGTGAAGAAGCATATGCTGAAAAAAGAAGTACATTTACGCAATGGGCACATGACCAAATAGCTAAGGGTACATTTCAGACGGAATTAAAAGAGGTTGTGGTTGTTGATGAAGTAGGTACTGAACTTACTAAGCATGTACCAGTTATTACATATGATGATAATGGACTAGCAAAGCATAACACTAGTGATTTTACTATGTATGGGATTACAGTTTCTGGTTTTCAAATTACGGATTGGGACTTTGAGCCAAAAACACTAGTTCAAATTGCTGCGAGACGTGAAGCTACTATGGCTATTATTACAGCGAAGGCTAACGCTGAGAGAGCTAAACAGGATTCTCTTACTGCTGAAGAGCAAGGGAAGGCTAACGTAATGACCGCAAAATATGAGCGTGAAGTATTAAAAAAGCAAGCTATTGTATCTGCGGAACAGGATAAAGAAGTTGCTATAATTACTGCTCAGAAGTTTGTAGATGTAGCCGCACAACAATTACTAGAGGCTAAGCAGAAAAGACTTGCAGCTAGTGAGTATAAGAAAATGAAAGTCCTACAAGGTGAAGGGGATGGAGAGTATAAACGTCTAGTAATGCAAGCAGACGGTGCTTTAACACAGAAGCTTGCTACTTATGAAGCGGTTATGGCTAGATTCGCGGAAGCTGTAGAAAAGCAAAAGTGGGTTCCAGAAATACAAATGGGAGCTACCTCAGCTAATGGCGGAGGTAGTACTGCTACCGCCTTAATAGATATGTTAAGTGTAAAAACAGCAAAAGATTTAGCTTTAGATAATAAAGTTAACTAGATTTAATAGTACATCTAAGGAAACTTAGGTGTACTTAAAATAACATTATAGGTTTAGTGTTATTTTAAGTACATAAATAGGAGAATATATGAAACAATTATTTGACGTCGGGTGCAGAAATTCCCACTGTCCTGATAAAGCTTTAGTATTGGAGGTATATAGAGAGTTAACCGATACTATCTTATGTAAATCTTGTAATCAACCGATGTACAGAATTTACACAGGTACACCAATGTTTAAGTTAAAAGGCGAAGGGTTCTATAAAGGAGGTACATTTTGAAACCTGAATTATTAATATTCCTAGCACTACCCGCTGTAATAGTATTGATTAGTCGTAAGCTGTTCCCGCATAAGATAACTGTTAGGGAAGGGATAGTGCAATTTGTAATTATATCAATATTAGTAGTTATCACATATTCGGCAGGTATGAATCTAGCTGGTTCAGATACTGAAATATTGAATACATATATTTCATCAAAGGATAGGGAACATAGCACGTATCAGCGATCATACCCCTGTAACTGTAATGGGAAAGGAAATTGCCAAACATGTTATGAAACTAGATATACTGTAAAATGGACTGCTAGAACTCCGATAGAAGATATAGTATTAAAAGAATTAGATCGTAGTACTAGTAGAGTTTACGATACTGAAGACCCTGACGTATATACAAACTGTACGGTGGGAGAACCAGCGGCAATACCACACACCTTTTTTAACAATATAAAAGCAGCACCCTCTACTCTATTTAACTTAAACATAGATTTTAGGGAGTATACTGGAAAAGTTCCAAACTATCCAAAGGTTTACAGCTATTATAAATATAATAGAGTTATAAATGTAGACTCGAAGATATCTAAGAAAGACATAGAATCTCTTAATACATACCTTAATAATGAGTTAAAAAGTTTAGGTTTAGAAAAGGAAGTTAATATATTAGTTATCCTAACAGGGATAGATAACCCAGAATACAGATATGCTGTAGAGTCTGCTTGGTTAGGGGGTAAAAAGAACGATGTGGTACTTTTTATTGGATTAGACGGATATACAGTCACTTGGTCTAGCATAATGACCTTCGCATTAAATTTTAGAAATGAAATTTTTCAAGCTGAGGCAGAGTCTGATTTTTTGCATAATTCTAAAGAGTTTGATGTAAAAAATATATCTAATTTATTGATAAAGAACATTCGTAAATGGTATGCTAGACCTAATATGAGTTCCTTTGATTATCTTAAAGATATAACAGAACCAACATTAGGGGTTATGGTAGCCATGTTTGTTGTATCTGTATTAGGTAGTATTGGGTTAAGTTATGTATTTTACAAAGGGGACTACTAAACAGTAGTCTTATTTATTTTTTATTGGAGATATTTTATGAAAAACAATTTAGGAATTATATTAATCGGATTAGTGCTAACAATATGTACAATCTCGTACATCACTAATTATAATTATGGTAATAGAACAGAAAATCAGCTTATAGCTGAGTATACAAATTTAGAGAATATATTAGCACAATATTCCTTGAAAGTTTCTGAGTCTGCACAAGTGCCAGCTATGTACAGAGACGACCTTAAAGATGTAGTAGTTTCGGAAATGGTAGCCAGACAAGGCGAAGGCGGTAGTAAGGCAACTTTTCAATGGTTTAAAGAGCACGATATAAATATTGACTCTAATATGTATTTAGAAATTATGAACATAATTAGAGGTGGACGTAATAAATATACTAATGCGCAAACTAGATTTATAGAAACTAAACAAAGTTATCTTACTAATTTAGGATATTTATGGACAGGAATGTGGCTTAGTATAGCTGGGTATCCAAAAATTGATTTAGACAAGTATGTTATTATAAGTACTGAAGATACTAAAGCTATGTTTGAGACTAAGATTGATAAGGGATTAACTTTACGCTAAAAATTATTCCATTGTTTTATTCTCTAATTAGCGTATAATAGTTATATAAATTAAAGAAGAGGAGAAAATAATGGCTAAAGTTATTAAAGTTAAAGCTGGTGAACGACTAGATGAAGCTAGCGTAAAAGAGGTAATCAAAGCATTGGGTGCGGAAGCACCCATTTCTAAAAAAGAAGCGTGTGCTATGTTAAATATCACATACAATACTACACGTTTAACTAATATAATCAAAGAGTATGAAGATAAGATCGCCTTCAGACGTAGGCAAAGAGCGGCAGTTAGAAAAACTCCGGTATCTATACTAGATAAGAAAAACATAGTTCAGAGCTTTGTATCTGGAGTATCTGTAAATGATATAGTAAAAGACTCTTTCAGATCGTTACATATTGTAAATAAAGTTCTGGTAGAGTTTAACATGCCTGCTAGAACTTCTTTAGGCGATAGAATCCTTATTGAAGAAGAACAAACTGCGGAGGATTACGGAAAGGGTGATTTAGTCTACTCAGCTAAGTATGGCGAGTATGCGGAAATTATCAAAAAGCACAGTGATAGTGAAGAACACGGTGCAATTTACCATATTTATATATTAGGTAAGCATTGTATGAACGCTTACCAACCTTACTACGAATTGATAGACCTCCGAAAAGCGCAAGATGAGTTAGATATAAGTGTAACTAGCTTGAGCGGAATTCCTGCCAGAAACTTACCACGAGGTAAATAAATGTCACATAAAATGTTAAATATGTATGCAAGAGCATACTATAACGGTACTGGTCTTATAGATGATGCTACATATGATTACTTAGAGGAGCGATACGGTCGAGAGGAAGTAGGTGCAAAAGAAGGAGATATAAAGCATGAGTTTCCTCTATACTCGTTAGATAAAGTATATGTAGGAGAGGCTTTAAAACTACAGGAGTATGAGCTAGTAGAAACTCCCAAACTAGATGGGTTGGCTGTAGCTTTACTTTACGACAAAGGTATTCTAGTAAAGGCAGCAACTAGAGGAGATGGAAAGACAGGTAGGGATATATTAGATAAAGTAATGCACCTTGATAGTATACCTAATAATATAGACTACCCAACAAAAATACAAATAACAGGGGAAGTAGTTTGTGATAAAACTATAGAAAATGCTAGAAACTTTGCCGCAGGAGCTATAGGATCTAATACATCTATAAAAAAGTTTAAAGAACAAGAAAAGCATTTAAGTTTCGTAGCCTATGGTGTATCACACAAAGGGTGGGGAAGTTACAAATTAAGTATGATAGCTGTAGAAAATTTAGGATTTACTACAGTACTGAAAGAAGGTTTAACAGATAAGTATAGAACGGATGGAAAAGTATTTAGAGTAAATGATAATAAAGCATTTGAAGAATTAGGATATACAGCAAAACACCCTAGAGGGGCGTTCGCTTTAAAGGATAAAGCTGATGTTGAGGTAGTAGAAACTACTTTAAATAGCGTGGAGTGGCAAGTAGGAGGTAGTGGGCGTGTAACGCCAGTAGGTCATTTCGATGAAGTAATAATAGATGACGCAAAGATAACTAAAGCAACATTGAATAATCCAGGATATATAGAGAATCTAGGGTTAAGTTTGGGAGATACTATTTTAGTAACTAGAGCTGGTGGAGTAATTCCGCAAATTGTAGGGGTAAAATAATGAAGAGTAACGCATCGGCAATAGGTATGTTAGAAATAGCAGAAGCTTGTGGATTAAATACAGTAGGTGAAGCGTATGAAAACTATATGAACCACTACGACTGTTTCTTCAGTATAGAAAATTTTAAGGCTGAGTTTAAGACTTTTAAGGAAGAGCTTACAAGACTAAAGTTGGACACACCTCCAGAACCTATATCTAAAGCCTTATCCCGAATAAGAGATAAAAAATAAAAATTTTTCTTGACAAACGGTTAAAAATGCTGTATAATAGTATGTTCTCGGTTAAAGATTCGCCCAGCAGAACACTCTAGGAATTTCTAGCTTGTTTATTTATATAAATACTGTATAATATGTATATAAATTGAAAAAAGGAGAGAAAATGAAACAATTAGAGGTGAGGCGCTGGCAAAAATGACAATAGAAATACCAACCGAGTGCCCGTGTTGCAAAACTAAACTAAGTCGAATTACAGATCAACTGTTTTGTACCAATATCTCTTGTCCTGCAAGAGCTACACAGAAAATAGCAAACTACTGCAAAAAGAGAAAAATCAAAGGATTAGCTGAAAAGTCTATATCCAAACTTAATATAGATAGCATACCGGATATCTATTCTTTATCTGAGGAGGAATTAATATATGTATTAGGTAAAAACGGGGGAAAGATTTACAAACAAATACAGGAGAGTTTAGAAACAACTATAGTAGAGTTGTTATCTAGCTTATCCATACCATTAATAGGATTATCTACAGCTAAGAAAATAACTGGAAACTCACTTAGTAATTTAAACATTGCTAAACTTCCACCAAAAGCTAGAGAAAACCTAAATAAGTGGTTAGACGGTACGGAATACTTAGAGCTACAGTCAGTTCCCTTTAAGTTTAGGGAAATGCAAGAGGCGGTTGAAGTACAAGATAAAGGCGTAATGGTAATAACAGGATCATTTGAGGGACATACTAGAACTACCCTTAAAGAAATAGCGGAATCTAAAGGATATCGCGTGGCATCAGCAGTATCTAAAAATACTACGGTGCTTTTAGCAGACAAACCTAGCAATACTAGCAAATATAATAAAGCAGTAGAGTTAGGAATTAAAATTATTAATAACATAACAGAGGCATAAAAAATGAGCAAATTTAATTGGACAGAAGAAGCACAAAACGTATTGGTAGAAATCGTTGGAAATGATACCGATCAAGTAGTTGGTAAAGACCAAATCAATGAAGCTGTTGAAGCTATCGAAGGTGCAGAAGTACGCAATATTACTGGTAAACTACGTAACTTAGGATATACGTGTGTATCTATGGCTAAAGCGGCTAAAGCGGCTACGTTTACTGAGGAAGAAGGTGAAGCATTAGCTAGTTTTGCAGAAGAAAATAGTGGTGTATATACTTTCGCTGAGATTGCGGCACAGTTTATGGATGGGAAGTTTACAACACGTGAAGTACAGGGCAAGTTGTTAAGTATGGACCTTAGTGGTACCGCTAAGCCTACTGAAAAAGCTGAAGCTCACAAACAATACTCCGACGAGCAAGAGGAAGAGTTTATTAAGCTAGCTAACAACGGTGAGTGTATTGAAGAAATTGCAAAAGCGTTAGGTAAAGAAATTCGCTCAGTTCGTGGTAAAGCACTTAGCTTACTGCGCAAAGGCGAAATTCAAGAAATTCCTGTTACTAGAGATAAAGTAGTACATAGTGAAACAGATCTTTTCGGAGATTTAGAAACAGAAGAAATGACTGTTGCTGAAATCTCGCAAGCTACAGATAAATCGGAAAGAGGTGTTAAAACTACTCTAACTAGACGTGGTTTAGACGCTATCGATTATAAAGGTTCTACACGTAAAGCTAAATTAGATAGTAAAAAAGAAGCCTCTAAATAAAAATATAGGCATTTAATGAAGGGGCAGCTGCAAAAATACATGTAGTTGCCCTTTTTAGTCTCAAACATACTAGGAATTATATATGCAATTCGGAATTGGATTACTACTATTATTGATAGCGTTTAAAGTACTTGGGTATATACAAATATCTTGGTGGATAGTTATATTATCTCCTATATGGGGTAATTTACTACTATTTATAGTTGTTATAGCTTTTACGTTCTTATCTGGGTTATTAATTGTATTTGGAGCGTTTGGTTGGGAACTAGCAAGACAGAAATTAGAAGCATTTAAAAGATGGAATAAGGGATTATGAAGGTAGGTCTAACGTATATAGATACAGAGTCTCTAACTCCACAAGAGATAGCTTTAAGAGCAAAACACTTATACGGTGATAGTGTGCAAGTTAAGCTAGAGCCAGTGTCTCAATCATACAGAGATTTTATACGTCACGCAATATCTTTAGCGATAACTGGAAAGCAGCTAGACGCTTTTTTTGATGATGAAGCTTCAATATATGAAGATAAGGTAAGTAGTTTAAAAGAGGATTTTATAGAGGAGGTTAAAGAGCTTCTTGATGAAATCACAGAGGAGAACAAACATAGATGGACTTAACAAGCTTATTTCTAAAACTACTATTACAAGACCCAACAAATGGACTAGAGGCATGGTCAAATATAAAAAAGGCGTATTTAAAAGGGTTCGATAGTGTAGTTTTAGCAATAAACTTATACTATACTAAACATGGAAATTTACCCTCTTTTGCAGAATTAGATATTATAAATCGTAATATGGCTGTAAATACGTCTTTATCTATTATTAAGGATGTGGAAGTACCAGAAAGCGTAGATATAGATACTGTAGCAGATGCTTTGTTAGATCAATTCACTCAAGATTCTGTTCTAGAATCTTTAGATAAACTATTAGATAATATAACGCTACTAGATAGTCACGAGATTAAAGAAGAGCTGGCTAACCTAAGTATAAAATTAGAGGAACAAACACATTCATCTACTGAAGTGGTGAATATGTCTGATGTATCTATTGTTACAAACCCAGAAGAAAGAACGTCCACTATAGATATATTAGTCTCAAATCAATTTGATGAGCACTCTGGGGGTCTAGGGCCCGGAAACCTTTTACTGGTTGGAGGGTATAGAGGCTCTGGAAAATCCATATTTTGTTGTAATATAGCAGTATCTCAATATCAGGCAGGTAATGTGGGGGTAGTATTCTCTATAGAAATGAATAAAGGAGAAATCTTCCACAGGTATATGTCTATTCTAGCTAATGTTAGCCATAGAGACATAAAAAACGCAACTCTGAACGACGTGCAACTCCTAAAACTAGCCAAAGCTAGAGCAGGCATGTTCACCGAATCAGAGCCAATACTAGAAAGCTATAAGGAGCATGGAGACTTTGATAGATTAGAAAACGATTTAAAGTCTACTCAGTTAAATCCTGACAATCAATTATTAATAATTGATAACCCAACAATTACCCTAACTCAAATAGATTTACACCTGTATAAGCTAAAAGCTAGATTTGGCGATAAATTGCAAATGGCTGTAGTAGATTATGTGAATGTAATTAGTGTAGCGGGAGGTACTGGTCAATTTGACTGGCAAGCTCAGCTAGACCTTAGTAAAGGTCTTAAGTCTTTAGCCGCTAAGCATGGAATACTTATTATAGCACCTTTCCAAACTAAGGAAGATGGTAGTATCAAATACTCTAAGGCTATACTAGACTCCCCAGATGTTGTATTTAATATGTCAGTAGTAGATGATGTGATGGTTTTAGAGTCTATAAAAACTAGGGATATTGCTCCAATTGATTTATGCGTAGGTATAGATTGGAATACACTAAGGATAGACCCCACTTTTAGAAGCCTACCTAGTAAGATAGATGATGACGATGAAGAGGAGCATAGAGGACTAAAGAAATTGCAGGCCGGTAAAGATGACGTTTAATAGGAGGTACATGTGGCATCAGTAGAAGAGATTTTAGACAAAAATAAGATATTTTATCGCTATCAAGGTGCGGATATTGTTATAAGATGTTTAAATCCAGATCATCCCGATAATAACCCAAGCCTACGTATTGATAAATTAACTGGTATAGCACATTGTTTTAGCTGTAATTTTTCAGACAATATATTTAGATATTTTGGCGAATACCAAAATACTACATCTTTAGCAGCTTTACGAATTAAAGAAAAAATAGCTCAGATACAGCAGGGTCTAAGTCTAAAGATTCCAAAAGACTTCTTACTTTTTGATAAAAACTACAGAGGTATAAAGGCATCTACATATAATAAGTTTGGGGCATTTACTACAAATGAGCTAGGCTTAGAAGATAGGTTAGTGTTTCCCATATATAATGTGCAAAATCAACTATATTTGTTCAATGCTAGATACATGCACAGTGGCTTTGTAAGAAATAGATATATGCTATATCCAAGACATGTGGAAATAGGGTTATATCCCTATAATGTAGAACCCATAAACTCTAGTATTATTCTAGTTGAGGGTATTATGGATTGCATTAATCTACATGATAAGGGACTTACCAACGCAGTATGTATATTTGGCTCTAGAACTAAATACGAGGAAATGAGAAGTTCTGCTAAAGCGAGGAATATAGCTACTATGCTCAACTACTTACTACCGTTCTACTATAAAGGTGTTAAAACTCTGCATGTTTTATTCGATAATGATAAGTCTGGAATAGAGGCATCTGAAGGAATGTACGAGTTTGAAAGCCACTTCAATATTAATATAATAACAAATCTACTTACAGAAGGCGATGATCCTGGTGGGTTATTAGAGTCAGAAGTATTAGAGTTAAAAAACTATCTTTACCCACCTATAACAGAGGAATGAAATGTTAAGTCATGACATAAGTAAAGAATACGGACTTACTGGGGTATATTTAATTGAATACTGTGGTATGTTCTCAGAGGACTATGCTCTATTAGAGAAAATGGATGTTAAAAATCCAGTAGTTGCAGATTTAAAGCACTTATATAAACTAGCTACTCTATCTAAGTTCATTTTGTCTTGTATACCCAAAGAAGAAATAGAGAATATACTAGAGTGCGTATCTATAGATTTTATGGAGTACTGGGAGGTGACTGGTGGAGGTACTGTTAATCTTGACGATATTACGGTTTTAGAGTATCAATCTCTTTGGGAGGTAGTGTACTTAGTATTAGCAGTATATTTAGGAAATGGGGAAGATGAAGAGCAATATGTAAAGCCAGTACGTGAAATATTATTTAAATTGATAGAAAATATTAGAATAGCTAGTTTACGTAGTATGGAATCTACTAGTTTAACACTTCACTAGGAGAATAACTGTTGACAAAAGTAGCAATAATCACCAAAAACCCAACTAGCATTAACTGGAATCAATACTTTCCAGACGTAGAGTTAACAGAACTATACCTATCTGAGACTATTAAGAAAAAGCTTTTAGTAAAAGATATTACGCTAAAAGTGGATAAATCCCTATATGACTATGTGATTACTGTGGGTGCTGAGCCTACTAAGTACTATAATAGTAAAGCTAGTGTGGTAGTGCATCAAGGCTACTTGTTGGAGGATGGACAACTTCCAATAGCTAACCCAGCATATATCAGACTAAAGCCAGAAGGTATGAGAGCTTGGGAAACTGCTTTAGAAAATATTAATAAATATATACGGGGAGAAATAAGTAAGCCTAGAGATTGCAAGTCTATTGGTATTCAAAATGAGGAAGAGGCGGAACAGCTACTACAGAGCTTTATTGATAGCCCAGAGCAGTACTTTGCTATAGATACAGAGACGACCGCTTTTTATGCTAGAAAAGGTGCTTTGTTAGGGGTTTCTTTAGCTCAATCTTTAGATGTTGGGTACTATATAGATATTAACTATTTTTCAGAGAAAGCTGAACTCCTATTAGGGGAGCTGCTAGCAAAAAAGACTCCTATATTTCATAATGCTAAGTTTGATATGCACTTCTTAATGCGACATCTAGGGGTAAAGATAGGTCAGTTTGATGATACTATGGTTATGCATTATCTATTAGATGAAAATGATGCTCATGGTTTAAAGCCTCTTACTATTAAATACGGTACACTTGGGGATTACGACAGAGAATTAGATGATTGGAAACGAGAATATTGCAGAAAGAATAAGGTAAAGATAACAGACTTTACCTACGACCTCATACCCTTTAGTATTATGAAAGGGTATGCGGCATTAGACGCTGTAGCAACTTTTGAATTACACACTAAATTTCAAGAGAAAATAGATGACAACTTTTCTTGGATATACTCACAGATGAAAGATGCCTTAGTATTTCTACGTGATATGGAGGATAATGGAGTACCATTTAGTAAGGAGTATCTACTAAATGCACAGGCTGAATTAGATCAAGAAATTTTTGACTTATATACTAAGTTATACGAGTACCCAGAAGTTAAAAAGTTTGAAGATTTTAAAGGTATTAAATTCAATACTAATTCTGTACAACATAAAAGAATTTTATTGTTCGATATTCTTAGACTTCCTATACCTAGTAAGAAAACAGGTACTGGTGAAATTAGTACTGATGCTGAGGTTATGGAGGGGTTAGCAGAGTTTCACCCACTGCCAGCTTTAATTTTAAAGATTGCACAAAGTAAGAAGATTAAGTCTACGTATATTGATAAGGTTCTCTTACATTTAGACAGAGATGGGCGGCTACGTACTGGGTTTAACTTAACTACTACAACATCTGGTAGACTGTCAAGCTCCGGTACGCTTAATATCCAGCAGCTTCCTAGAGACAGGAAGGAGGTTAAGCGTTGTATTAGGGCTAGAGAAGGGTATAAGATAGTTTCTCAGGATTTATCAACAGCAGAAATGTATGTAGCTGCTGTATTGTCTGGAGATAAGGCTCTACAAAAAGTATTTAGCTCAGGTGGTGACTTTCACAGTTCAGTAGCGCACATGGTTTTTAAACTGCCGTGTGATGTATCTGAGGTTAAAGAGCTATTCCCTAAGATACGTCAAGGAGCTAAAGCTGTATCTTTTGGTATTCTATTCGGGGCTTCTCCTGAAAAGATTGCATCTGAAGCAGGGATTTCTTTAGAAGAGGCTAAAGAGGTAATTAATCAATACTTTAAAACATTCCATGTATTAGATAAATGGTTAAAAGCTCAGAAAAAGAAGATCAAAACTGATGGGTTTATATATAGCCACTTCGGGCGCAAACGTAGACTACTAAACGTATTTTCAGATAGTCAAGGTATTGTAGGACATGATGTAAGGTCAGGGGTTAATTTCTTAATTCAGTCTGTAGCAAGTGATATTAACTTATTTGCAGCTACTGAGTTAAACCAGTGGCTAAAAGATAATAACATGAAAACAAAAATCTTAGCTTTAGTACATGATAGTATTATAGCGGAGGTATATGATACAGAACAAGAGGTATATATTGAAAAAATGAAGCAATTAACACAAGCAAATAGAGGGGTATCTATTCCTGGATACCCAATAGGTTTAGATGTTGAGATAGGTAATAGCTACGCATTTGATGAGGGAGATTAATGAAGAGGACTAATAGAGAGAGTATTAGCTATAATATAAATGAGCACTATAATATAAATGAGCACGTGGCTAAGAAACAAAAAGTACGTGCGGAGGACATCTTAAAGAAAGCCGCAGAAACTCTCAAGGATAGGGCAGCTACTAGGGATGTAGAAGAGGAGCGTAGTGCCGCATTAACAGCTAAAATATTTAACGCAATAACTGGTAAGGAGATATCGGAAGAAGAGGCGTGGATATTTTTAGTATGTTTAAAATTAGCTAGATCAAGACAAGCTGGTCATAATCCAGATGATATGTTAGACTTAGTAGGTTACTCGGCACTATTAGCAGAGTGTAGTAACAATGTATAACCTATCCGCCGTTGAATACCCAGTTTTTAGACTTAAAAGCGATATGGTAGAAAAGGACGGTATAGTATATGCTAAATCTACAGGATTAGTTTTAGACAACAAGAACTTGGGTGGAAAAACTTTAGCAGAAAGAAGGCTAAAATATAAGTCTTGGGAGCTGGCACATACTGGAGATATGCTATTTAGCCTGTCTGCTATTACTAACTTTCCCAAGCGTACTAAGTATATAGATAGTAATGGTATGATATTTAGGCTTAATAAAACTAAATACTACAAGCTTAAAAGCCATATAATTACTGAAGTAATTCCTAGCACGTCTACACTTTATATCTCTTATATAAAAGTGCAGGGTATAAGACAATGTATACGGTATACTGGAATAGCACCTCCAAGAATTGGCTCATACGCTCAGGTACTAGAGTACAAAGGAGGATTTTTATACTTTGGTTCTAGTGATGATAAACAAAAAGATACGAGGAAAAAATTATGACTAATATATACAATGCTGATGCAGAGTACTTCAACCGTTAAAAAAGCTGTTATCTCTAATAGAATATATTTATCTGTTACCCCCGAGCTAGAAATGGCTCTGGAAAAAAGTTTAACTTATGTACTACCTTTAAGGCATAAAGAGGTAGTACCTGTTGTAATTTGTGATGTAGTTACGATACGCCCTGGCTTAATTTCAATTCCTAGCGGTAGGCAAGACCTTATACCAAGCGGGTATGAAATTATAGATAAAAGGGTGTCCGCGCCAATCGAATTTTGTCAACCTAAAATATCTTTACGTGTAAGTCAACAGCAGGTAGTAGATGAATGGGAAAGCTCGGGATTATTACACGCTAATACTAGCTTCGGTAAAACATTTACCGCAATACATTTAATAGCTAAACTTAAACAGAAAACATTAGTGGTTTTACACACAGTTGCTTTAAGAGACCAATGGTTTCATGAAATAAAAAAAGTGCTGGGTATAACTCCCTCTATTATAGGTAGCGGTGGATTCGATACCCGTAGTCCTATAACTATAGCAAACATACAAACACTTAGGCGTAGGATAGATACAAATCCCGAACTAAACAGTATGTTTGGAACTATTATTATAGACGAAGCTCACCTTAGCCCAGCAAAAACTTTTAACGATGTTATAGATGCCTCAAAAGCTAAAAATAAGATCGCTTTAAGTGCTACGCCTATTCGTAAAGATGGAAAGTCTGTATATTTATATGATTACTTCGATAAATATAACATAGTACATCCTAAAGAGGAGAATGCTATGACTCCTGAAGTACATATTTATATAACTAAGATACCTTTCCCATTTAAACAGTCCGGCAATTGGAGTAAAGAGCTAACCAAACTATACGAAAATAAACAGTTTATGGAGCATATATTCCACGTAGCAAATGCATATGCTACGCTAGGGTATCAGTGTTTAGTACCAGCTGATAGAGTATTCTTTCTAGAAACTCTACACAGTAATAATGGTGCTATTTCTGAGTTAGTTACTGCTAAAACAGAGGATAGAGAAGAGATATTTACAAAATTTTTACAGCATAAAAAGGAGATACTATACGCATCTACAAAGATAGTATCTACAGGTATTAGTATTAATACCTTAAGCTGTTTGGTACTTACAGCACCAATTAATAACGAGTCACTACTTACCCAGCTTATCGGTAGGATCAAAAGGGTAAGGGAAGGTAAACACCAACCAATTATAGTAGATACCTTTCTAACTGGAGGGGTTGTGACACATCAACAACAGAAGCGTATTCACTGGTATGAAAAGCAAGGTTGGAAAATTAAATATATATAAAGGTAAATTATGGTAGAATTAATATTAATACTTATATGGGTGCATTTCTTTGCGGATTTTATATTACAAAGCGACTATATAGCTATAAATAAAAGTAAAAGTGTGGTAGTATTAGCAATACATTGTATGCTGTATGCTGTATGCTTTATCCCATTTGGGCTAGACTTTGCGCTAGCAACAGGATTGGCACACTTCTTAGTTGACTTCTTTACATCTAGATTATCTGCTAAATTATACCAAATGGATGAAAGACATTCGGTTTTTGTCACTATAGGATTTGACCAAGCTATACATTTATCTGCTCTGATAGCCGCAGCTGTACTGTTTCAATAATAGGCAGGAAACGGCAAAAGCAGTATTAGTAAGTGTACTGCTATTAATATAAGGGAGTTAAAATATAGATGCCAGCAAAATTAACTAAAGAAGATATAAATGAATGGTTGTATAACCACGGTAGAAGTACTAGAATAACTGGTGTGTATATTAATGCTAGAACTAAGACCGACTTTATAGGTGCATGTGGACATACTTGGGAAACTACGTGGGCTAGTAATAAGAAATCTAAAACTGATTTATGTAAACAATGTGGAGACAAGATAGTTGGTGTACGGGGCAGCCAAGTAAGTATTATAGATACTTATGCTGATAAACTAAAAGATAAGTCTGTATATGCTTTGGAGCCTTACACTAAAGCAAAGGTGAAAATACTACACAAGTGTAAGCTATGCGGCATAGAATTCTTAGCAAGACCAGACGATGTACTACGCCACAATTTGCAATGCCCTACGTGTTCAGGTATTAAAGGAGCTATAAAGTATAAGGGTAAAATATCAGAAGGTCTTAAAAATGCTGCATTATTAGAGCCTTTAAATATATATGTACTAAAAAATGACAGCTGTATAAAAGTGGGCACGTCTATTAATGTAGATAAGCGTATCTTGGACTTAAACTCCCACGGGTTTAATAGTGTTAAAGTATTAGACCTTAAATCTAACTACTGGGAAGCCCGACATTTAGAGCACATAATAATAAATAAATTTCCTACATACATGTGGGATGGGGTTAAATTTGGTGGATATACGGAGCTGATAGATGCTACGTATTTAGACCTAGTTGTTAAACTGATTAAAGAAAGTATAGGTGAAGCTAATCAATAACATAAAATACATCTGAAAACCGATTATTTTTTTTGAGGCTAAATTACTAGGTTGACTTGCACTCCCAAATAGCGTATAATATACATAATGATTAAATATAATTCTGATTTTCTCTTTACTAGAACGCCACTTAAATCTTTAGAAGTGTGGCAATGGCTAACCAGTAGTCAAGAGAAAAAACTAAAAATTGGTTCAAAGAATGGGTTTAAACCTCCTAAACTAGAGCCTAAAAACTCCTATCTAATAGGGGAATTACCCAGAGGTACAGAAGCTGAAAAATTTATGTACCTTAAATTAAGTAGCTTAAGAAACTACTTCGACTATATCGAGTCTAAGGAAGTAACATTACCTCTAGTTCTTGGACTACGATACTATTCAAAACTTCAAATCTTAACTAATAGGTTACTTAATGTTAAAGACGAGAAGATTTACTTTAAAAACGAGAAATAAAAATATGGCACTATCATTTGAAGAATCACAAGGTTCAGCTAAAGCTAAAGTAGACTACTATGAGCTAAAAGATGGACTAAATCAATTTCGTATTTTACCAAATACAATTTTAGCTATGTATGCCTACTGGCTACCCCGCGTCTCGGGAAAAAATATGCCTGTAGAGTGTCTATCTTTTGATAGAGAGCAAGAGAAATTTACAAATATAGAAAAAGACTGGCCTCAGCACTATTTTCCCGATATTAAATGCGGTTGGGCATATGCTTGTCAAGTAGCTACACCTAATGGAGAGGTTAAAGTTCTTACATTAAAGAAAAAAATGTACGAGCAAATTAGAGAAGCGGCTAAAGACTTAGGTGACCCTACTAATCTAAAAACTGGGTGGGATTGCATTGTAACACGTAAGAAAAATGGTCCTCTAGCTTATAATGTGGAGTATACGTTGAATGTACTAAAATGTAAACCTTCGGAAGTGCCTGAAGATGTAGTTAACGCATGGAAGGAAGGGCCTACCATAGATGAGCTAATTCCTAGACCTACATCTGATGAGCAATTAGCCTTTATCAAGTCACAATGTCTTAAAGAAGATACTTCCAGCAATGTAGATACTGAAGTGGCAGATGGTTTTGACGACGACATCCCATTCTAGTGCAAACCTCTCAATAACGGGTCTTGTTTTATAGTGCAAATGCCTTAAAAAACAAGTCTAATAAAATAGCCCCCTTGTGGGGCTATTCCTATATAAGGACACAATAATGATACTAGAAATCTTATTATTTTCTACTTTATTTTTATTAATTATAGATACAATACTAGCTATAGAAACGCCTGATGATGTTAAAGCGTACTATGCTGACGAAGCAGATAGTTTTTTAGGCGGTATTAAAGTTTATATACTTTGGAAAACAATGTTATGAGAGTGCTATTTATAGCGGATATACATATTAAAGTGGGGCAGCGTAATGTACCCAAAGAGTGGCAGTTACAAAGGTACGAGGAATTAGGGATTGAACTATCTCAACTATCCGAAAAGGTGGACTTAGTTATCTTAGGAGGAGATATATTCGACGATAAACCAAGTACTTTAGAAATAGACGTATACTGTAAATTAATTAAAGACATAAAGTGCAAATGTATAGTTATAGACGGGAACCATGAAGCTAGCGCGCGAGGTGCAACGTGGCTTACTAATCTAAAATTAATGTCTAAGTTAATCAATGATAATGTACTAATACTAGATGAAGCTTGTACTTATTACGGTATACAGTTTCTACCGTATTGTAAGCTTAAAACACAGTTAGAAACCCTTACTCCAGAGTCTAATATTCTAATAACCCATGTAAGGGGGGCTATTGAGCCTTTTGTTAAACCAGAAGTAAATTTAGAACACTTTGATAAGTGGGAAGTAGTTTTTGCGGGGGATTTACACTCCCACAGTAATAGTCAAAGAAATATAGTTTACCCAGGGTCTCCACTAACTACATCTTTTCATAGAAAACCTGTAGAGACTGGGGTTATCATATTTGAAACCTCTAATCCTTTAGAGTATGAGTTCGTACCATTAGAGTTACCTCAGCTAATAAGAAAAACTGTAGAGTCGGAGGCAGAAATTAAGAAAACACAATATGACCATACTATTTATGAGTTAAAGGGTAGCACAGTATCTTTAACAGGTGTAGAAGATAGTGAACTACTAGATAAGAAAATATTTACTAAAGAAAATAAAGCTAAACTAGACCTATCTAAATCTCCTACATTAGCTAGTGAAGTTGCACTATATTGTGAAAAGGTTCTTAACTTAGGAGATGATGAAATCGAGGAAATTAAGAACGTTCTAGGGCAGGAGGTGGATGATAATGATAGAGATTAAAAAGGTAGAGTGGGATAACTTCTTTAGTTATGGAAAAGGGAATTCACTAACATTAAATGATGAAACTGTTAAGCAAGTAATTGCGGATAATGGAGCTGGTAAAACATCTATCCTTCTTATTCTTGAAGAGTTATTATTCTGTAAAAACCACAAAGGTATAAAAAAGTCAGATTTAGTCAATAGAGATCAAAAAGATAAACGTTTAAGTGGGAAAGTTTACTTCTCTAAGGATAATTCAGAGTATGTAGTAACTCTTACCCGCGATCCTTCCCTAAAGGTAAGTTTGGAAAAGAACGGAGTAGATATATCTAGACATACAGGAGCACAAACTGTTAAGCTAGTAGAGGAAATAATAGGTATTAATTATGTATTATTTAACCAACTTACTTATTTAAGCACAGATTCTAAACTTAAATTCCTTACAGATACAGATACAGAACGTAAAAAGTTCTTAGTTAAACTATTTCAACTAGATAAATACTTAAACTACCACGAAGTGTTTAAATCAGTAGCTAGAAAAATGGATGGTAATATTAGAGAGTTACAGGGCTCTATATCGACCCTTAATAATCTTCTACAAGAAGAACAAAGTTTAGCTAGTAAACCTTTGGGAGTTCTAGAGCCAGAACCTGAAAAATTTGATAATACAGAAAAATTAAAATTAGAGAATACATTACTGGGCATTAAACGTATAAATGCTAATATTGAGAAGAATAATAAATATAAGGAAATGCTAGAAAAACTTGACAAGTCTATTCTTAGTAAACGTATAGAGAAGCCAGAAGATAATACTAGTTCATTAGAGAGGGAATTGGGAAGTATTCAGAGTTCAGCTAATAGTCAGAAAAGTATAATATCTAAACTAGGTAAATTAGCGGGTAAATGTTTAACATGTTTATCTGAAATAGATGTAGATAATGTACAAAGGATAATAAGTGCAGCAGAGTTGGAGCTATCTAATTTAAGTAAAAGATACACTGAAACTAATAAAAATTTAACTATAAATAAAGAGGCTCTTCAAAAGTTTAGAAAATACACAAAAGTGTCAGAAGAGTTTGAAAGGCTGACAAATCTTATAGATAACGAATTATCTTCAGATATTGTAGATAAAGGAGAAATTGAAGGTAAAGTATTAGATATTAATAAAAAGATAGCCCAGCGTAATAAGGAGATAGACGAGGTAGTTAGTTACAATAAAAAGATAGATAAGCAGAATCTTTTAATAAAAGAAGCTATTAAAGATGTCTCTAATTATACAAATACTCTAGCTGATAAAAGTAAAGAGTTAGCAGAGCTTCAAAGGTCTTTAGGTGTGGCTAATACTTTGAAATCTATTTTTTCTACTAAAGGTTTAATATCTTATAAGCTACAGTACCTGGTCTTAGATCTTGAAAAAGAGATTAATTTATACCTTTCTGAACTTAGTAAGGGTAAGTTTCTTTTAAATTTCAACCTAGAGGAAGATAAGCTCAACATAAATATAATAAATAGTGGTGTGTCTGTGGATATATCCTCTCTATCTACTGGGGAGCTTAGTCTTGTGGAGGTAGCTACCTTATTAGCAGTTAGAAAACTAATGAGTGCTATAAGTGGCACAGCTCTTAATTTACTATTTTTAGATAAGGTACTAAGTATACTTCA